ATATTATACACTCTTGATTTCAGTATGAAAGTAAAATTTGCTGGTGGTGTTAATAAACAAGGACTAATAAGAACTGTTGATACATTCTTATTTGATGACGTTAATACTGCTTTAAAAGCAACTAATCCGTATGGTGTTAATAATGAAAATATTCGAGTTGCAGTAGCAAATAGTGATAGTGCTCCGTTGGATGACACTGATACTATAACAACCACATTTGGTTTTGATCATGGATCTTGAAGATGAAAATAATGAAGACACTGAAGAAAAGCTTGAAATAACTGAAGTACCACACATAGGAGTTTCAAGCTCTCAGATAGTAAACGACACAGAGACTGATATCGAGTATTCTCGAGATAAGATGAAGTCTTTGATTGATCAATCTTGTGAAGCTATTAATCACATGATGGCACTTGCTTCAGATTCAGAACATCCGAGAGCATTTGAGGTTCTATCTACAATGATAAAACACACGAGTGAGATGTCACAAGATCTCGTTAAACTGCAAAAGACCCGAAAAGATATAACGCAAGAAAAAAGCGGCCCTTCAAGTACAACGACAAACAATTCTATCTTCGTTGGATCAACTACAGAATTGCAAAAATATCTTAAAAAAAATAATGATGACGAAGAATCTATAGATGTCTGAGAGTTTAGTAAATGGTAATGGCGGTTACATGGGTAACCCGCTTGTGAAAAAGGATGGTTTGCAAACATCATTTTCAGCTGAAGAAGTTGAAGAGTATGTTAAATGCATGAATGATCCTATATACTTTGCTGAAAAATATGTAAAGGTTATATCGCTTGACGATGGATTAGTTCCATTTAAACCTTATGAATATCAAAAGAAGATGTTCAAACAGTTTAATGATAATCGTTTTAATATAGTTCTTGCATGCCGGCAGTCTGGAAAATCTATTTCATCGGTGATCTACATTCTATGGTATGTTCTTTTTAATTCAGAAAAGACCGTTACTATACTTGCTAACAAAGGATCTACAGCCAGAGAAATGCTAAGCCGCATTACTCTTGCACTTGAGAATCTTCCATTTTTCTTACAACCAGGATGCAAAGCTCTTAATAAAGGATCCATTGAGTTTTCAAACAATTCAAAGATTGTTGCGGCTGCTACATCAGCCAGTTCTATTCGCGGTCTTTCCGTAAACCTCCTTTTTCTTGATGAGTTTGCTTTTGTTGAGAATGCCAGTGAATTTTATACTTCAACCTACCCTGTGGTTTCTGCTGGTAAAGAAACAAAGGTAATTATCACTTCTACTGCTAACGGTATTGGAAACATATTTTGCGGATTGTGGGAAGGTGCGCAGAAAAAGAAGAACGAATTTACACCATTTAGAGTAGATTGGTGGGATGTTCCTGGCAGAGACGAGGCGTGGAAAGCAATGACTATTGCGAATACCTCAGAACTTCAGTTTGATCAAGAGTTTGGTAATAGTTTTATTGGAACATCTAATACTCTTATTTCATCTAATACTCTTTTAGGTTTGCAGATGCATTCACCTGAAAGGCACCACAGAGGAGTAAAATATTACGAAGATCCGCAAGAAGATCATCAATATGTGATGACAGTTGATGTTTCAAAAGGTAGAGGTCAGGATTATTCGACTCTCACTGTGATAGATTCAACATTTGGAAAATTTAGACAAGTTGCTACGTTTAGAGATAATATGATATCTCCTATGATTTTTGGAGATATTATTGTAAGAGTAGCAAGAGAATATAATGAAGCATTAGTCATTATTGAAAATAACGATGCGGGAATGGTCGTATGTAATGATGTTTATTATGAGCACGAATACGAAAACATGTTTGTGGAGTCGAGTGTGCGTAAGAATGGAATTGGCGTAATGATGACAAAAAGGATTAAACGGATTGGCTGTTCTAACCTAAAAGATTTAGTGGAATTAGGTAAGTTAAACATAATAGATGAACATACTATTTTAGAACTTTCCACATTTGAGGTAAAGGGAAGTTCTTATGAAGCTAGTTCTGGCAATCATGACGACTTAGTAATGAATTTAGTTATGTTCGCTTGGTTTGTATCATCGGAAGCATTTGGTGATATATCAACAGTTGATTTAAAAGAAATGTTATTCAAAGAAAAGATGGAGCAGATCGAAAATGATGTCCCGCCATTTGGTGTTATAAGCAATTCTGCAGATAGTGGTAATAAACACGAGGAATTAGTTAATCAAGTTAAACAGTGGCACGACCTCTAAACTCATTGTTGTATAAATAGAAGTATTGAAACAATCTTATAATGAATCAACTTATTAATAACACATTGAAAGGAAAAAACTAAAATGGCATTTCAGGTATCACCAGGAGTAGAGGTCAAGGAAATAGACTTGACAAATGTGATCCCCGCAGTATCGACATCGATCGGTGCATTTGCAGGTCACTTCAGCTGGGGTCCTGTAGGAGAAGTAAAATTGGTATCTTCTGAGAAGGAACTAATTAATGAATACGGAGCTCCAGTGGATACAACCACTGGTGGTCAGTACGATAACTACACTTCATTTCTACAGGCCGCAAGCTTTTTAAAATATAGCAATACACTTCGTATTTCACGAGCGTGTTCAGACGACGCTAAAAACGCGGCAGGTTCTCGATACGAGGCAGCTACAACAGTAACAATTGTCAATAAAGAAGACGATTTTGCTGGAGCAAGTTTCGGAGCCAAACCCGGCGTTGTTCAAGCGCGTTATCCAGGAACTGCAGGCAATAGCCTAAAATTACAGATCGCGACTGGACTTCTTAACTCAGGCAATTTCACCGATGCTAATCTAAACGATATGGTTAGCGCATCAGCTGGAACGTCTGCTTGGGCGTCGAGTAACGTTACTGGAAGCACGAGTGATGAAGTTCATATCGCAGTTATTGACGAGGATGGTCTATTTAGCGGTGTTAAAGGTACAGTTTTAGAAGTCTTTGAAGGACTTTCATTGTATTCAGACGCTCTTAAAGATGGTGGTTCAAACTACTATAAAACTGTTGTAAATCGAGATTCAGCTTATGTTTATATTAACGAAGCTGCTCTGGTTTCAAGCAGTTTTAATTCTTCAGCGGTTGGCGGTGTAACATATGCTGTTCCAGGAAATGCTGGTACAAGTGGAAAACTTTTCAATGCTGCAGGACTTAAGGGTTCAAGCCAGATAGCTACTATATCAACAGTTTCCTTAGCAAACAGGGACGATCCGAGTGATATTGCAGTTGGTACGTACACTGTTTCTACTGAAGATAGCGGTGTTACAACTTCTGGTTCTGGAGGTTCAGCGACATTTACTGTTGCTATTTCAGAGGATGGGTCAGCCGGATTCGCGGCGGCGGTTACTGTTGTTAACGGTGGTTTTGGTTTTGCAGTTGGCAATACTATAACAATTCCTGAAGCTCTTATTGGTGCATCTTCTGACGCTAACAGTCCTGATGAAGATCTCACTATTACAGTAGCAACACTCAATACTGCTAATGCTGGATTATTTGACTATTCTTTAGTTAATGGTGTTGATGGATCAGACGCAAGCGATTCTGCAGCAGCTGCAGATATTGTAACTGCTCTAGGCCAGTTTGCTAATCCAGAAGAGATTGATATCAATCTTCTTTTTGCTGAAGGAGTAAATGGCAATACTACGATTCATAATGAAGTGATTCGTATCGCAGGCACTGCGCGTAAAGATTGTGTTGGTTTTGTATCACCAGATACAACGGCTGCTGCAGCGAGTGCTGTTACCGGCGATCTTGGTTACAATAGTTCTTACATTGTACAAGATTCCTCTGCAGTTTATGTATACAATAAGTACAATGATTCTTATCGCTACATTCCTGCAAACGGTCACATTGCTGGTCTTTGTGCAAGGACTGACGATACTAACGATCCATGGTTCTCACCAGCTGGTTATAACCGAGGAAACCTCCTTGGAGTAACTAAGCTCAAGTGGAACCCAACTAAATCAGATAGAGACACACTTTATAAAGCAGGTGTTAACCCAATTATTTCAGAGCCTGGTCAAGGCATTCTGCTATTTGGTGATAAGACTGCACAGAGTAAACCATCTGCCTTTGATCGTATTAACGTTCGTAGGTTGTTCGTGGTTCTTGAAAAAGCAATCTCTACAGCATCTAAATTCCAACTCTTTGAACTCAACGATGAGTTCACGAGAGCAATGTTCAGGAACATGACTGAACCATTCCTCAGAGATGTTAAAGGAAGACGCGGTATTACTGATTTCCTAGTTGTTTGTGACGAAACAAATAATACAGGAGATGTTATTGACGCTAATCGGTTTGTTGCAGATATTTACATTAAACCTGCTCGTTCAATTAACTTCATTACTTTGAATTTCGTTGCAACAAGAACAGGTGTTGAATTCTCTGAGATCGTTGGAACTGGTAACTAATAAATAACAAAAAGAAAGAAAAACTATTATGGCAACAGTAGACGATTTTAAAGCAAAGCTTATCGGTGGTGGAGCAAGGGCAAACCTTTTTAAGGCGACCATTGCTTTCCCAGCGTACGCTGCAGGAGACAGTGAGCTTGCACAATTTATGTGTAAAGCAGCACAACTTCCTGCCAGCGTTGTTGGTCAGATTGATGTTCCCTATCGTGGACGTCAAATGAAAATAGCCGGTGATCGTACATACGAAAACTGGTCAGTAACAATTATCAATGATACAGGGTTTGAAATTCGTGACGCAATGGAGCGTTGGCAGAATGGAATAAACTCTCACGTATCAAATGGTGGTTTAACAAACCCATCTGATTACGAGGCTGATCTTTCAGTTGATCAGCTTGATAAAGCAGGGAACGTTATCAAAACTTATACATTTAGATCGGCATGGCCAGTAAATGTTTCAAGTATTGAAGTAAGTAACGACTCAGCTGATACTATTGAGGAATTCACTGTTGAATTCGCTTATCAGTATTGGGAGTCAAACACCACAAGTTAAAACAATAGAACTGGGGAGGTCCAAACCCTCCCTGGTTTTTTATTATAAATAATGTATTATGG